CTGCCTCGGCGTTGGTTATGTTCCGGCCAAAACCAGCCACGTTCCGCAGGCCGCCGCCGCCGAACTGGCCGCTCTGCTGCGGAGCCCTCGCTGACGAGATTTGCTTTTCGATGGCCGCCGCCTGCCTCAACTGCCTTATTCGCTGCGTGCCGGCCTTGGCGGATCTGAGGTCTCCCCTTTCGCGGGCACTCTCGACTTCTGCCTCCTCTGCCTTGATACGGTCCTCAATAGCCTGGACGTTCTGAATCGCTTCTGTCTTCCGTGCCTCCAATTGCGTTGCGTACTGCAACTCGGTTCGCTGACGCTCGTCCAGCTGTGACTGCAGGTACTGCTCGACACGCTGCGCACCTTGCAACCGCTGGTTGAAGATGTCCTGCTGCCGCTCGACTTCTCGGTCGTATGACTCTTTGGTCAGGATGCCGTTCCGGGCTTGCGACTGTGCTGCCGCAACGCCATCGCGAAGCCCTTCTGCAGCGATGGCACCAACACGCCCGAAATCCTGCGTCTTTGCTATGAGATCTGAGACGCTCTTGCTCGTGGCGTCAAAGGCTTTCGTGAACCCGTCGCCGAAGCCTTGGCCGGCAGCTTTCTGGAGGTCGGCGAGCTTAGCGGCCTCTTGGTCAAGCTGGGCGAGCCGCGATGCGGCGGCGTCCGCTGCGATTACGTTTCCGGCCTCTCGCTGCTTGCGAATTTCTTCTTCAAGCCGCAACTGCTCTCGCTGCACCGCCGCCTGATTCTTCTCCAGCTCCGTGGTCGTGTTGTTCTGGGCGAGAAGCGCATTTACACGGTCTTGGTCAGCCTTGACGATTGACTGCTGCAACTCCTCGATCTTCTTGAAGCCTTCGATCTGCTTGTCGTATTCCTTAGTCGCCTTTGTTGTTTCATCCGCAAGCGTTGTGGCGTTGATGCGACCGTCTTCAAACTGCTGCCCAAGGTCACGCAGCTTCTGCTGAAACTGAGCGGCAGCATCAAATCCCGCTTGGCCGAACTTCGTCGACTCGTCTGCCACCTTGTTGATCTTCTGCTGCAGTTCGTCGAGCGTATTCTGTGTCTCTTCAGAGATTTGAATGTCGAGCTTTGCGTCTTCCTCAATGCGGGCAAGCTCGGCCTTGAACGCATCGCCAGCCCTCTCGGCCTCACGGCGGAATGTTTCTTCATTGAATAGGCCGGCGTCGAGCTTCTCCTTCAAATCGTCGATCGACTCTTGGTAGCGAAAGGCTGCGTCGAAGCCAGCCTGTCCGAACTTCGATGACTCGTCGATGGCATTCCCGACACTGCCCGTAATGTCATCAAGCGTTTTTTTGAAGTCTTTGCTTGTCGCGAGCAGTTCCTCAATAGCTCCGCCACCGTTGACTTCAACAGTGGCTTGAACGGGCCGCTCAATCTCCGGGACGATACCCAGCCAATCTTCAGCAAACTGAAGTACCTGCTCGATGAACCCGCCCACTTGGCCGACAACGAGCTTGATGCCATCCCACAATCCGTTAAACGCAGCCACGACTCCGTCAGCAAACGCTGACAGTACGCTGCCAAGCCCTGTGAACTCGAGAAACTGCGACACTCCATTTCCGATGACTGTTGCTACGCGACCGATCGCTTCCCCGGCCACCTCCGCAAACCGAGCAATGATCACGCCGATGCGGGAAAAAGACTCGCCGATGGCATTGAATGCCTGCGAAAACTGGGCGGCGACTCCTTCAAACTTGAAGAACTCGCGAAAGCCAATGATGGCATCGTTCACGCGGCCGGCAATTCCGGTCACTGCCTGGCTAATGAGGTCAATGGCGGAACTCATGATTCGGCCGGTGGCAGCGAAAGGCTCTAGCACAGTGCCGATCAGATTGCCAAGCGTCGATCCAAACTGAAGGAACACATTGCCCGCCAAACCGACAGCACTGGTGAGCGGCGAGAATATGTCGAGGAGCGCACCGATGTTTCTGCTGAACGTCGCAATCGCTGAAGCCAGGCCGTCGCTCAGGCTTTGCGTGATCCCGATGAACGGAGTGAGTAGTTCGTTGCCAACGCCAGAAAGCGACACGCGAACCGCGTCAAAAGACGCGCCGAGCCCGTCGATTCTTGCGCGGTCGATACTGCTCAGGCGAGCGTTGAATCGCTCTACGTCAGTCGCCGCACCGGCGATGTTGTTGAAGAAAGGAATCAGTTCCGATCCAGCTTTCCCGAACAGTGCCACGGCTGTCGCTGTGCGTTTGGCGGGGTCTTCTATTGACCGCAGCTGCTCGCCAATAAGCCGGTATTGCTCCTCTGGATTCAGTGCCGCCAACTCCTCGGACGTCACTCCGATTTCTTGCAGTGCTTTTTGTGCTGCTTTGCTCTCCTCGTCTACGCCGAGAACACTCTTTTGAAGCCGACCAAACGCAGCACTCACCGCGTCGATGCTTGTGCCGCTGCGGTTTGCTGCTTCTTCAAGCGTCTGGATAAACTCAAACGAAACGCCGAGCTTGTCTGCTGTGTTCCCTAGCTTCTCAACGCGGTCTTCAAGGTTTGACAGCCCAGACACCACGGCCGATGCTGCCGTGCCAAGCCCGGCGATTCCCGCAGCCGCCAGCGTGAACGGGTTGGCGAGGCTCGTCAGTGAGCCGGCCAGGCTCGTCATCGCGTTCGTCACGCCACCCGCAAAGAGCTTCTGGATGCCATCGCCCGCCGAGGCGAACGCACTGAGCCGCGAAGCGACGCCGCCGATCTGCCCTGGTAGCAGGCCGAGAATGCCAGAGAGTTCGTTGAACTTGAGGCCGGAATCCCCGGCCTTGTCCACTTCGCCGCCGTACTGTGCCGAGGCCACAGCAGCCTTGGCGAAGAGCCCGGCCTGGCGTTGGATCTCCGCGTTCAATTGTTCCTTCGTGAGCAGGCCGCGCTGCTCAAGCTCTTGAGCTGCTGCGACGGCGGCATCGTATTGCTTTTGGGCTCGCTCGGTAGATGAGAGGTTTGCCTCAATTATGCGAGCCGCTTGCTCCTTAGCCCTGGCAAACTCCTGCTCCGCAGCTGCCGCCGCCTCGCTCGCTCCGGTGATTCTGTCCCTAGCTCGCCCAGCCGTCTCCTCAGAGATCGCCCCCTGCGCAAGAAGGTTTTCAATCTTCTCTAGCTCGTCTGCGCGTCGCTCCTCGGCCGTCCGCACCTGCTCGGTGATGCGAAGACCCTCTTCAAATGCTTTTGCGGCAGCATTCGCCTCTTCGGTCAACTGCCCGAATGCAGCCGCGTACTCCTGAGGCGCGATGACATTTTCGCGAAGCTGGCCTGCGAGAGTTTCGAACTTCGCCGCGAACTCCTCCTGAGCCTTGCCCGCCGCCGCCGTCTTGTCGGCGAATGGCTGGAACACAGCCGTCGCCTTCTCGGCCTGCTTGCCGAGATTGTCGAGCGCACGATCGACAGGCGTGAGTGACTTCGCCAGCCCGCTGGCGTCGCCAGTGACCTTGAGTGCGAGTCCGAGAATGTTCGCCATTAGCCACCACCTAGCGCCGACTGCAGCATCTTGATCTGTGCGAGCATCTGATCCTCATGCTGCGGCGGATGCTCAATCGGGTTGAAGTCTTCTGCGGACGGTGCCTGTCCTCGTGCTGAATACGGTGCCAGGATTGCACTCACCTCGAGCCCTGTCTGTCTCCACGGATCTGGCAACGCCTGGAAGTACCGCGTGTAAGCCATCCACTCGGACAACTCGCGAGAATCCATTCGCACGCACAGTTCGCCGACCGTCATCTTCAAGTGCCCCGCCAAAGCGAAGATGAACCTCCGCGTCGGCGAGACACTCAGGTTTTCCCCAGCTGCTCGACATCCGCCTCCGTCATGTTGTTGTGTTGGAGCGCCTCGTCGAAGAGTCTGCCCATGACGGCTCCACTCTTGTTCGCCAGTGACGCGACCTGCTCGCGGGTGAAGAGCAGCTCGCCCTTCTCGGTGCAGAGCACGCGAGCGAGATACTCGGTGCGGAAGTTCTCCACACCCGTGTCCCGCTTGCCCATCCACAGCCGCTCATAGGAATCACGCTCGCCGACGCTCATCACGCGAATGTAGACGTCGCCGCCCCACTCGCGAACGGCGACCTTCTTCAATCCGAGGTCGTCGCTTGCCAGGATCTGCTCTGCCGTCAGTGCCATGCTTGTCTCCTAGATGGGTGCCAGACGCAGCGTCACTGTGTTCTTCTGCACATCGTTGACCTTCTTCTCGACGACGAGTCGCTCGAAGATCGCTTTGTGAGTGAACACGACGCCTGGCCCCGAGACCTGAAACGTGGCGCGTTTTCCGTAATTGGCAACGCTACAGTTCGCGGTCCCGAGGCACGCTATCTCTATAGTGCCCAGGTCAAGCGCGAACGCACTGCCGGCTGGAGCTTCACGCGAGATCGGCAGATTGCCGCCGAGCGTGACCTTGAAGTCAGTGACCTCGGCGAACGCAACGCTGTTCCACGTCACGGTCACGCCAGCAGCATAGACAGCCATGACGGGATGCCTCCGTCACGGCAACTAGCGTGCGACCTTGAAGACCGCCTGGCCCTTGATGACGTCGTTTGTCGCGAATGTCACCGACGAACTGACGACCGTGGCATTCTTCGACAGGAACGTCGCCCCGGCGTGCGTGATCGACATGGCGGCGCTGGAGGCATCCGCGACAACAGACTTGCCGAGATAGTCAATCGTGATCTGGCGGCCGGTATCGGTAGCGTTGCCGGTCAGTGGGCGGTCGATCGTGCTGACAGCGTTGCCAGCAGTGAGCCCGAGGTGCGACACGTCGATGGTGTTGTCGGTCGCCGGATCGGCCAGGTTGTAAACGATGTTCGTGACGGTGAAGGCCGTGCCGCCGAACGTGAACACTGTTCCCGCACCGTCATGAGGCGTGATCGACATAGTCAACTCTCCTGCCAGAGAATGCCGTAGATTTGTTGCACTGTGTAAACCGGCGGGAGGTCGCCGCCGGCCAACTGGGCGAATCCGTCGCTCTCGTTGTCGAGCGACACACGCGCCACAGTCACATTTTCCAATGTGCCCCCCCAGCCATCCAGAGATTGCCTGCACTGGTCTGCGATATCTCTCGCGGATTCGTAGGTCTCTGCGAAGATGTCGACCGAGAGGCTTACTGTCGGCGTGCCGATCGGTCCCTTGAGGGACTGTGCTCGCTCGACCGCCACACGACGCCACGTCACGAACGGC